TGCCGAGTGCTTTATTACACATATCAACGTGCTTTGTTTTATGTGGGTTGCTATCCTTACCTGATTGTTGTGCTATGATATCTGGGTTGCAACCTTTTTCTTTTAGTTCTTCTCTAAAGTATGCGTGTGCGAAATGTTCAGTATCTTCGCCACTACCATACTCATTACCATTGAGATTGCCAAATAAACCAAAATCAAAATGCGATTTATTTTCTATTGGTTTGCCCTCGTCGTCTGCGTTATCTGTATCAGTATAAGCAAAGTAAAAGCATTTATCTTTTGCTACTACATCACAGGGGTCGCCATACTTTTTCTTAAAGACACGCAACGTGGCTACATCTTCTTTTGGATATGACCTTTCAACAACTTGCTTTGCTAAATCAAAAGTAGATTTTTGCAACTCGTTGAAATCTTCTCTTGATTGCATAAAAGCCTGTTGCTCTTGCGTTTCTTCTTTTTCAAATACATCTTTAATTCTATTATAGAATTTGTTTCTGTATTCGGTGTTCATTCTTATTTTTGCTGACATTGTTTTTTTCCTTTCTATTTATTAATACGTGGGAATTTATACTAATAGTTTTAATTGTCAAGTCTTAAATTAATTTCTATTTCAGGTTGTAAATTTTTTTGTAGGGTGGGTGGGCCCGTAGGTCACAAGCTTATAAAAAAATAAAAGGTCCTTGACATAGTTCCCATAAACCCCTATATAGAGTTAGGACAATCCTTTACATCTTTGTTGCAACTCGGATGTATAAAGACCAGCAGATATGTGAATTGACACAGGGTAGCTGGATGTCCTTTCGGGTCAATGTGGATAGATTAGCCTCCATCCACCTTGAGCCCAGATCATCTGGGGGCGTTCTAGCTAGCGAGTAGTCCGTGCAGGTGATCTGGGGTCAAGTTATTTGTAAGACGATACAGGTTGCAATCTGGTAACTTGACCACTTTAGAATGATTCTAAACTTTTTCAGTGGGGCGCGGGCGGGTGGGCCCGTAGGTCACAAGCTCAAATTAATAGTTGACAAGCTAGCTGGGATATTGTAGGATATATTATAAACAACAGAAAGGATACAATGGACAACAAAACATTATTAAGAATTGCCAAAGCGTTAGAAGAGCTCATTGCGCTGGTGAAGGATGAGCACAAAAGATATGGCAAAAAGAATTAAACACAACGACCTGATCCCGTGGTTCACAATGGACCACGGCCAGCTGCCGGCTTCATACCTAAAACACACAAATAAATTTTTTAAAGAGCTCAAGCTCAAAGAGGGGCGGGTGGGCCCGCAGGTCACAAGCTCGCAAACAAAAAAAAGTTGACAAGCTGACAAGCGTATGATATGGGAAATTATAACAAAGAAAGGATAATATGAAAGTAAAAGACGCATTAAAAATAACAGACTCATTCACAAAGACAAAAAAAATGCCCGGCCTGAGCTACAGCCTGCCAGCGTGGGAATGCAAGACGGGCGCGAAGCTGGTGAAGGTACCCGGCAGCGTGTGCGCTGGTTGCTATGCGATGAAAGGCAACTATACCAGATACCCTGCAATTAAAGCCGCGCAATATAGAAGGCTGGACGCTATCAAAAACCCGTTATGGGTTCAGGCGATGGCTGCAAAAATTAAAAGGCAGGAATGGTTTAGATGGCACGACGCCGGAGATATACAGAGCGCGGACCACTTACAGAAAATTTTTGAAGTGTGCAAGCTCACACCAGCAACGAAGCACTGGATGCCAACGCGCGAAGCGCAATTCTTGAAAGATATTAAACCTGAAGAGGTTCCAAAAAATCTAATCATTAGGATGAGCTCACATATGATTGATCAAGGCCCGGTGAACTTCTGGCCCTGGACGTCGACCGTTGGAAGCTCAACGCGTACGTGCCCGGCCCCGGATCAAGGCAATAGCTGCGGCGACTGTCGAGCGTGTTGGAACAGAGAAATCCCAAATATAGAATATGGCAAACACTAAATACAACTACGATATAGAAGCGGTCCATAATGACTGGTGCCGTGATAACGGTTACCCGGTCCGCAAGCGTACAAGCAGAAAACCAGGGAGGCCAGGGAGGGTGGGCCCGAAGGCCACAAGCTCTCAAGCCGACAAGCGGGTGGGTGGGCCCGAAGGCCACAAGCTCTCAAGCTAACAAGCTAGCCGTCAAGCGGTTCGCGGATCAACAAGCGTTGGATATGGTCCCAAGCCTGGGCCACGCACGGCGTATCTCTGTGATCGGACAGAAGACCGTGGATCGATTTACTCTCATAAAGTTTTATGATGTCTCCAAGAGGCTCTTGGAGTAAGATAAAGTTCCGTTTCGTTCTGGTCATATGGAATAGTTTTTGATGAGGACTAAAAGATATTTTTGGAGCTCTTGCAATCTTAAGCTCAACCATAAAAAATCCACAGCTATCGTGGTAACCAAGCAAATCAGGCACACCAAAAGATGCCCAAGATTCCAGTCTAGTCCACTGAATTTTAGGTGTGTTTTTCTTAAGTTTTTTCCAAAGTTTTGTTTCTGCTTTCACCGGAATTCCTCCTTGCTAACTACTACATATTGGGGTAAATTACAAGGATGACACAACCTAAGAGATTAACAGATAAACAGATCAAATTTGCAGAATTACTGGTTTATAATGAGGGTAAGATGTCTCCAGCAGAGGCAGCTTATGAAGCCGGCTACAAGACTAGAGCAAGAAGAGCTGCAGCAGAGATGCGTAACCCTAAATATTTCCCATTGGTGGTTAAATATATTGGCGAGTTAAGGGCAGAAATAAGAGAGAAGTATGGCATTACATTTGAGAAGCACGTGTCGGAGCTGGCCCAGATAAGGAACAAAGCTCTGGAGAATAAAGCTTGGTCAGCAGCTGTAAATGCAGAAGTTGCTAGAGGTAAAGCAGGTGGTTTATATGTAGATCAAAAGCTTGTGATGACCGGCAATATAGATAATTTATCTGCCGATGAGATCAAAGACAAACTTAAAAAGATTCTAGATGATAACAAAGAAATAATTAATATTACGCCTGAAGATATCGAATCAAGTACGCTAGAATTGCAATCAGAATCCAACCCTGATTCCCATTAACAATAAGACTAATCTTACTTAATATTTTTCTTGGCGACTTTTTTACTAGTGACCATTTGTTGGTAACTGTTTCGTACATTGCCATTGTTTTCTCCTTGTGAATTTGGCCCTCGTAATGGTGGTAGTTGACTCCATTTTACGTTAGGCATATTTTTAGTTAGAGTTTTATTTTTCATTTATTTTTTCCATCTTGATTATACACCCTTTTGGAAACACATTTCTATCACTAAATACTTCTTCTTTTTCATCATAAGAAGCAAACGTCCATAAGAACTTGTTTGTTTTCTTATACACATATGCTTGTGTAATCATAACACAACACTCAAACTTATCGAACTCATCTGCAGTTGCGTGACCCGCATCGCCGGTGATGTCCAACCACCTGATAGAATAGAAGTAATATCTCTTCTTGTTGATAATTGCGTGTCTGTATTTAGATTTTTTAGGTTTTCTCATAAACATCTTATACTGTATAGGGAGATTTTTGGGCAAAAAAGTTTTTATGAAAACAAAAAAATCCCCGCGCGCCGAATACATTTGCAATAAATGTTGGTATACATAGCTTATTTGACTGTGCCAGGCTGTGCCAAGGGTCGTGGCACACTATTATTCGCTTGTACCAACACTTATAAGCCAAAATAGGGGTGTGCCAACTGTGCCAGAGGTTTTTTTTACTTTTAAAAAAATAAAATTGCTCCAGGATTCCCCTATACACTGGCACACTACTTGTCTTTGGCCACATTTGTGCCATATTTAATTATCTTTTTAACACCTGGACCATCTATGTTAAGCGTAGCAAAATGCTGCCATTGCTGTTTCATTATGTTTAATTCTAAAACTAAACTTGCCCATTGTTTTTGTGTTATGTTTTTACTTGTTATGGTTACTGTTTTCATTGTCTCCTTTCTTTAGAATCATTCTAAGTTAGTGAGGTGCTTCCTAGTCTCCCAGTAAGCACCCACTCGCGCGTTATCCATTATGGATTCCATTACTCCTGCTTGTAAGTTGTTGATTGAAGGAATGTCCGTCTTGGGTCTTTTTTTAAGACTACCCTCCAGGCAGAAGAACTATTCTGTTTACCAATTAATTGGCTTTGTTGTAATTCTATTTTACCTATTTCATTCAGGCCACCTCGGTCGTTCTCCATATAAATAAAACAATCTGATATGGATGTACCTTTATTACCGTTAGTGAATTTGTCTAGAACTTGTTGAAGATCTCTCAATCTTAGACTCATTTATCCTCCTTGCTATAATTCTAATTAATTCATACCACTTACGGCCCCACATCTCTCTTACTTCACCACTGGTCTTCCAATAAGTATTGGCTATATTATCCAATCTTCTTTGGTCTCGTTTTATAATACTCATCTACCCTCCTTAAAAAGTTATGCATATGTTTTTGAAACTCCAAGCCTTCGATAACAAATTCTTGATAATAATTATCTTTGCTACACATCATAATCACACCCTTTGTAATTTTTGTGTTGAACAACATATTATGTGCCATTGCATAAGCTGCTAGTTGAAGACAATAATCTCCAATCCATTCCTTACGCTTTGGTTTGTTAGTTTGCTTGAAGTCTATGATAGCGTCTTGGCCTTTGTGTATACCTACTAAATCTGTTTGGCCTGCGTATAATCCTGGGTAGTACAAAGTACATTCTGTGCCGTAATATTCTGTAACATTAGATAACCCATTTTGAATAACTTGTACTGCCATATTGTGTGCTTGTTTACCTACATTGGTTTCATCTAAATAACCTTGCTCCAAGATATACATCTCTAGAATCTTATGCATTGCTGTGCCTCTCGCTGCACTAGAAGCCACGATCCGCGCTGCATTGTCCTCTCCCTCCCTA